ATGCAATTTAATCAATTAATACTTGATGAAGATCAAAGAGTTCTTGACCGAAAGTTAGGCATGATGTCGCAAGAAAAACAAGCTAAAATAGATTTAGAAAATGCAAAAGCAAATGCAACTATAGGTTATGTAAGATTAGCACAAGGAATGGCTAAAGAAGGTTCAGAATTAGCAATGGCTTTATTTATTTTTGAAAAAGTTTTAGCAGCACAACAAGTTTTTATAGCAGGTACTCAAGAAATAGCTGCTATTAATTTAGCAAAAGGAATATATTTAGCTAGACCAGATAATGCTTTATTAGGAATTGCAGGTATAGCAAAAGCAAATGCTGTTTTTGGAGCGCAAATTGCTGCAAGTAAATTAATGACAGGATTAAGTATGGCTGCAATATTGGCATCTACTATACAAGGACTAGGAAAAAAAGCAAAAGGTGGTATGATAGAAGAATTTGCCAATGGAGGAATGGTACATGGAAATTCTCATGCACAAGGAGGAGAGAAGTTTGCAGTAGGTGGTAGAGTAGTAGAACTAGAGGGAGGTGAAGCTGTAATAAATAAACGTAGTACATCTATGTTTAGAAATCAATTATCTGCTATGAACTCTGCAGGAGGAGGTGTTAAATTTGCTGATGGTGGATTAATGAATATGCCATCCTTTGCACAATCACAATTTAATGTTGCAGGACAAGCAGGTATGATGGGAGCAATGGGTCAAGGAAGTAGAGTTGTAGTAGTAGAATCTGATATTACTACATCACAGAATACTGTTTCAGTTATAGAAGCTGAAGCAACAATTTAAAAATTAACATATGTTTGTTGATAAAAAAACAAAATTAGAAAGACTAGCTATTTGTAAAAAATGTACTTTTTACAGGAATTTTTTAATGCTAAAAAAGCCAGTAATAAATTGGGGTTCAAGATGTGCTAAATGTTCTTGTTTCCTTGATGCTAAGACATCATTACAGACAGAATGGTATGGAAAATGTCCAGAAGGTAAATGGTAATAATCTAAAAAAAACATATGAATTTTGAAGAAATAGCTCAATCAATAACTATAGAAGATAGGGATTACATAAAAAATGCTGTTAAAGAAAATAACAATTCTGTTTTTAATTACAGCCAATATAAACCTGATTCTTTAAATATATTATATGATCAATGGCATAAAATATTTCCTAAAAATAAACAAGATATAAATTGCTCATCTTGTAGAAAAGCTGTTCTTAAGTTTTGGAACGAAATATGCAATAAATGGTCTGAAAATGTCTAAAAATCCCAATAAAATTAATGTTGTGTATGATTATTTAGATTTAATGAGTGTTGAAGTTTTAAAAAGATTTGGTGAAACTGCTACTAATAAAGATATTTTAAAACATTTAGTAGAGAGAGGTATAGTTGATCCTAGAAGACTAAGGAACTATATGATTATTGCTGATTTTGATAGAAGGTTAGTTTATAATAAAGGAAATCGTACTCATACCTTTATGGATTTATCTTTAAAATACGAGGTAAGTGAAAGCCAAGCACAAAACATAGTTTATAAGTATAGAAAAAAGGCTAAAGCATCTGAAAACATAACTTACTAAAAGTTTTGTATAGAAATAAGGTAGATATTGTCATAATATGATTTAATTTTGCAGATATGAACGAAAAATGGTACAACATTCAAGGGAAAGCAACTGATAAAGTTGTAGATATATTTTTGTTTGATGAGATTGGAGCTTATGGAATAACTGCACAAGATTTTATCAATGAAATAAAAGAATACAAAGACACAGACATTAATTTACGCATCAACTGTATAGGTGGTGATGTTTTTGATGGAATGGCTATATACAATATAATAAAAAAGAGAACTTATAGAACTACTGCATACATTGAAGGTATTGCTGCAAGTATGGGTAGTGTAGTCGCTTTAGCTGCTGATGAAGTAGTTATGGCAGAAAATTCTCTTTTTATGATACACAATGCTTGGGGAGGTGCGATGGGTGAAGCAGAAGATATGCGAAAGACTGCATCTGTTTTGGAGAAAATTAGTGGAGAAATTGCTAACATTTATCAAAAGAAAACAAGATTGTTATACGATAGAATCACAGGTATGATGGATGAAGAAACTTGGTTAAATGCTCAAGAAGCATATGATCTAGGTTTTATAGATACTATTTCTGATTCTATAAAGGTAGCAGCGAAGTACGATGTTTCTAAATTTAAAAACATTACTACGGAACAGATACATAATAAATTAAATATTAACATAAATAATAAAAAAATGACTGAAGAGTTAAAAAATTGGTTTAACAGCAAGGTTGATGAAATTGTTGCTACTGTAAAAGGTGCTGACAATAAATCAGAAGTTGTTGAAACAGAAGTCAATGTAAACCTTTCGGATAATGAAGAAATATCTAATAAATTATCTTCATTTGAAGCAAGTGTTACTGACTTAAATGGTAAAATCGTTTCTACAGAAGAAGAACTAACTTCATCTAAAGGACAAAATGAAACACTTTCTAACGAAATTGAAAGACTAAACGCTTTATTAAGCAAAGCAGATGCTAAGGGTACTGAAATAAATACTGATGGTGATCCTGCTGTTGTTGAAAATAAAACTGTTGATGCAAATGCTAGTTTTTACAATGCAATGGCAGATAGAGTTAGAGCAAAATTTAATAATTAATATAAAAATAAAAAAAAATGGCAACAGGAAACGTAGCAAATAAAGGCACTTTCGCAACATATGGAGGTGCTAATTTAAACGAAATATTTTACGAGCCAGTATTTAGAAGTGATGACATTATGAAAAACTATAGGGTAATACCTAATGTTAAGCATAAAATGAATGTTTATACTTCTGCTGCTCTAACTAACATTGTACAACCATATACAGCTTGTTCTAGTACAAGTCAAGACCCAGTACAACAATTTAACATTGAAAATAAAACAATTACTGCAGGAAGATGTAGAGTTGCTTTAGAGCAATGTACTGATGAGTTTTTCGGAACTTACATTGAAGAAATGTACAGAAATGGTGTAGATGTAATGAATTTAGAAGGTACTCAATTAGCTGATGCAATTGTAAATCGTGCTGTAAAAGGTATCGCATCTGATGTTTTAAGATTAGCTTGGGGTGGTGATTCTTCTACTGCAAACTATACTGCTTTTGATGGATGGATGAAACTAATGGGTGCTCAAGCTCCTGTAGTTGCAGCAAGAGTAACAGTAGCAGGTGTTGAAGCAGCTCCTTTAGCAGGTGAAGCAATTGGTCTATTAAGAAAAATGTATGACCAAGCTCCTGCAAATTTACAGCAAATTCCTTCTTCAGAGAAGAAGTTTTTTGTAACTCCTAAAATCTTTAATGCTTACCTAGCTAATTTAGAAGGTAATACTGCAGACTTAGGAATTGTAAATACAGTAGATGGTTACCAAAGAGTAAGTTTTAGAGGTGTTCAAGTAGTTCCAATGTACGAATGGGACACTATTTTAACAGCAACTAATCCTACTATATTCAATGTTACTATTGGAGGTACTGCAACAAACTTTACAAATGGTGCTTGTTATGTAGCAACTGAAAACCTTGTTATAGGTTCTGATGTTACTGATCCAGAAGGTTCTTTCAAAGTTTTTTATGATGAGTTAGAAGAAAAAATGTTCTTCAGAGGTTACTTCAAGTTAGGTGTACAATTCTTGTACAACTCACTTGTTCAATGGGGAGTAGTAATATAACAACAATGTAGATAGAGAGAGTGTAAAAACTCTCTCTTATTTACCTTTTAATAATTTATAAAAAATAATAATATGGCTATAGATAAAGGTATAGAAATTGGTTGTGCTGATGTAAATGCAGCAGGAGGTATAAGACATATATTGCTAAGAAGTTGGGCAACTGGAGATGATATAACTTATACAAATACTGCAAATGTTTCTCACGGAATATCAAGTATACTAGGTGATAGTGCATCAGTAGCAACTTGGTTTCTTTATGAGTTTAAAAATCAAACTCCTGCATTAACTGTAACAGCAACAAAAGAAAATGGTTCAACATCATTTGAATGTGGACTAACATTTATGTTACCAAAAATGGACACTGAAAAAAGTGCTATTTTACAAAGTATGTTAAATCAATGTATGATGGCAATAGCTGTTGATACAAATGGTGTAGCATCTGTTTTAGGAGTAAGTGAAAAATATCAAAATCAAAAAGAAAACTCTAGAAATCAAACTTATTTAGATTTATCTGGATTTGAAGGTGGAACTGGTGCAGCTTATGGTGATGATAATGGATTTACTGTTAACTTAGTGGCTAAACAATATGAGTTACCTAGAATTTATACAGGTACTATAAATTACTACACTTCTAATAATAAAGCAACAACATCCTAATTAATAATTTAAAAATATAATAATATGTCAATAGAAAGTGGATTAGCAGTAGGTTGTGCAGACTTACAAGCAGTAGGTGGTATTAAGCACGTTTTAATTAGAGAGTGGAATAGTCCTAGTGGTATAGATACTGTTACTTATGATCATGCAGGTAATTGGGAAATTACTGCTTTAAAAAACACTCCTTCTGGAGGTTCTGCAGGTGTAATGAATTGGGGTGTATATGAAAGTAAAATAGAAAGTTCATCTTTAACAATTACTGGTACTAATGAAGGTAAAGACATTACAATGTATGAATGTGTATTGTCAATGTTTCTACCTAAAATTACAAGAACAAAATTAAAAAGATTGCAAGATATGCAAGGCAAATGTTTAATGGTTTTGGTAGTGGGTTCAAACAATACAATTGGAGTAAATGATACAGATCAAGGTTTAGTAATTGGAGCAAGTAGTAAATATGTAAATTTAGATGATGCAGCTAGAAGTCAAACTTGGGCTAGAATTTCATCTATTGAAGGTGGAACTGGTGCAGCTTTTTCTGATGAAGATGGTGTAACTGTAAATATTTCTTGTATGCAATATGAATTACCTAACCCTTATATTCCTGCAGTAGGAAGTGGAGTTGTAATAGGTGCTACTGGTTTAGTTGCAACAACAACCTAATAATAATAGTAAAGATATACAAAATAGGTAGAATTAAATTTTAATTCGTAAATCCTATTAATATCTTTTTTTTTTAATATGTGTGATTGTAATAATAATTATTTAGATTTATCACACACAAAAATATATACGATAATGGCAAAATATACATCAAAAATAAAAACAGGAAAGACTTATTACGGATCAAATGCAGATAGTTTTATTGATTGGGCAAATGCAACACAAGAAGAGTTAGCACACGCTTATGAAAATAGTTCGTTAGATAAATATATTACTAAAGAATCAAAAACAAAAACAAAAGATGAGTCAGAAAAAGCAAACAACACGAAAAAGTCAAATAAAAAAGCCGACTCTACAAAAAAGTAATACTTTTGAGTTTGGTGTTTTTGATTTAAGTGTTCCTCAGAATATAGAAGAACCTCAAGATATATCTAGGGTTACTACTGACTATATTCCTTTTGGATCAAACAACTTATTCCCACAGTATTTAGCAGAGCTTAAGCGTAAATCTTCTACACATAGAAGTGTATTGGCTCAAAAGACTGTATTTACAAGTGGAGCAAAGTTTGTTACTAATAATCCAGATATTAGTTCATTTATAAAAGATGTAAACGCTGACAAAGAAACATTAAGACAGGTTTACAAGAAATTAGCTGATGACTATTACACTTTTGGAAATGCTTATTTAGAAGGGGTTGCTTATGAGGGTGGTGTTAATCTATATCATATAGATGCTACTACTGTTAGAATGGCTAAAAATAAAAAAGCAGTTTATATTCATGCTAATTGGGATAAATACACTACATCAAAAGATAAAACAACAACTATACCATTATATCCTAGAGTTGAAACTGGTAGGTTTGTTGTACATTTTAAAGATTACGAACCAACATTTACTTATTATGGCTTACCTGATTACGTTGCTGCATTAGATCATATAGCAGTTGATTTTGAAATCGGCAAGTGGAACTTTACAAAGTTTAAAAATGGTTTTCAACCATCTGCAATAGTTGAAATCAGTGGTGATATGGGTGAAGAAGAAGCTAAAAAATTAGTTAAAGAAGCACAACAAAAATTTGTTGGAGAAGGAAACAACGGAAAAATAATGTTTATTGTAAAAAATGGAGATACTTCACCTGCAAATGTTTCTATTATAAAAGATGACCAAGAAGGTAGTTGGATAGACCTACAAAAAATTACTGACCAAAATATTATTACTGCACACAGATGGCAACCTGCACTAGCAGGTATTGTTAGTTCAGGTAAAATGAATAATACAGGTAGTGAGATTAGAATTGCTTATGATATGGCAATGACTACAGTAATAAAAGATACTTCTGATTTATTACTTGAAGGTATTAAAGATGTTTTATTTAGAGAAATGGGTTTTTTAGGAGAGGAATTATTAATTCAATACGAGCCACCTATTTCTTTTGCTACACAGCTTGACCCTACTAAAATACTTACTATCAATGAGCAAAGAAAAATGCTTGATGAAGACTTCCCTATGCTTGAAGAGGGTAATATGTTCTTGACAGATAGAGAGCAGATTATTGTAACTAGAGATGATGATGGTGATGGTCAAGGAGATAGCGAAAGTGAATTACAAGTAACTGAAGTTGAATCTCAAAATCAAGAATCATAATGGCAAACGTAAATCAATATAAAACCTTAGTAACAGCAGGTCAAGTTATTAGTAATAGCTTTACTAATTTTAATACTGATCCTGCTTTAATTTCTAGTAACACAATATTACTTGCAGAGTTAGCACATATAAAGTCTGCTTTAGGTAAAAAGTTTTATGAAGAATTAAAACTGCAAAACAATACTGATGATTTAACTGTTGCTAATCAAGCATTAGTAGATGATTTTTTAGTAAGATGTTTATCTTGGTTTACAAGGTTTGAAGTTATTAATGAGGTACAGAGCAATAGTAGTAGTATGGGTATTGTACATAACATAGATGAGTTTGCCACTATAGTAGACCCTTCAGAGTTAAATGCTTACAAACAAGATACTTATAGAAAATCTGAGATTTATTTACAAGATATGTTAGAGTTTTTAAATGATTCAGATAGTGCTGCATTATATCCTACTTATGTAAGTAACAAGCCTGCAAGAGGTTATGCTTATAAAAATCATGGTATTATAATGTATGATAGCATACACACTAGATATAATAACTATTCAAGTTGGAGAGATTATTGTCCACCTTCTAATTGGTAAAAAATATATAAATGGCAGCTAACGAACATAAAAATTTAACTGATGTTAACAGGCATAATCCAAAAGGATTTGAAACTGCTAACAATGATACAGTATTAAGTAAAGGTACAGGTACATCTACTACAGGTACTGATGGTAGTTTAGAGTGGATTGAAAAAAACACTATAAAGCAATCAATCTTTAACATACAAGGTTATGTTACTTCTGGAAATGCTAATTATTATTATGGAGCTAATATGACTGATGGTCAATCTCCAAATGAATACAATCAAGGTTTTGGTGCATCTACAATAGGTAATCAAACAATAGATGGTGGAGATTTTTTTAAAGTAAGTTCTTTAATGGTTACACAGCCATGTAGTTTAAGACAAATATATTTAGCAGGTAATTGCACAACTACTTCTGCAGTAACTGTTGCTTTATGTAAACTTACTCTTTCTGGAACTTCTGCACCTGATGCTATAACTCCAATACTTTTAAATGAAATAACTTTTACAGGACTAGCAAGTTTAGACAAAGTAGTGCAAGTGCAAAACACAACTCCAGAAACAGGTTTAAGTAGAGGAGATTTATTATTTGCTATGGTTAAAACTGCTACTGCAGCAACTGCATTTTTTAAAATAGCAATAGAA